TCAGCAAGAGTAAAGAAACTCTTAGCAAGAAAGAAGAACCTAAGAAGAAGAACTCATAACCCAAAGCGTATAAGACGTGATAACTAAAAAACGGTTAGAAGAAGAGTATACTTGGGTTCACCAGAACACTACTACAATGGCGGGTAAAACAACCATTAAGAATAAAGAAAGTATCAAACAGGTAATAGACAAAGTAAAACCTGTAAATACTTTAGATTACGGGTGTGGTAAGGCCTGGCACTATCTTCACGATTATGTACATAATGAGTGGGGAATAGCAATGCCAACACTATATGATCCTTATGTACCAGAGTTCAGTAAACTAGCAGGATATAAATGTAACTTTTTCGATTTAGTACTATGTGTAGATGTGATGGAACACATACTACCAGAGGAAGTCGATGATACACTACATCAGTTATTCTTCTTAGGAAACTTTGTGTACCTTCATATAGATACTAAACCTGCAATTAAAAAATTTAAAGACGGAACTAACTTTCATGTTAGTCTGCACACAAAAGACTGGTGGATTAATAAACTAAATGAGTATGGAACGAATTACCACGCAGACTTTAACGAATAAGAAGACACACGAAGAACGATTAAAGATATGTCAGAAGTGTCCAAAATATAGTAAGTTTTGGAAGACTTGTAAGATATGTCATTGTTTTATGCCCCTCAAGACTAAATTAAGATGGGCTGAGTGTCCAGACGAGCCACCTCGTTGGACTTAGGAGAGAGAGATGCCCAAAGGCAAAGGAACTTACGGCTCTAAAAGAGGCCGACCAAAGAAGAAAGGCGGAAAGAAGAAGAAGTCAATGGGAGGCTTAACAGCTGCCCAAAAGAAACTACCTAAGAAACTACAACAAGCGATCTTAAAAAGAAAGCGCAAGAAGTAAAACCTGAGGAGGTGATCAACAATTTAGGATTGGATGACCTTATACTAAGCATAAATGCATGATATTATATCATGACACGGAAAAATATCGAGGGGTCTCCAATCCGCCCTTTACTAAAACTATGAATAAAACAGTAACACAACAAACAAAAGAGTTCTACAGAAATTGGAGAAGAACAGTTAGGTGGACTTTGCCTAATTATCTTAGACCTTCCTCGTTTGGAGAAAGAACAGGTACATTTTATTTTAAAGATGCCTGGAGAACGTGCGAAGATGCAGGTACAGCACACTTAAAGAGACCCTTAAACTTATGGGCAGATGCACATACAATTTCAGTCGCAGACGACATAATAACGATCACTCGCGATGAAAATAATCAAGTATCTACTTATACGTATGGGGAGGATATTTTCAATACTATCTGTGTAAAGAACATAGATGAAGCTAGAAAAATAGAAAACAATCAAGCACATTTTGGGGGACTGTATGTTGTAGATTATACAACAAGAAATGTATACAGACTCGTAGTAAAAAAGAATAAAAAAGTAAGATTAGAAAGAGTACTAAATACTTGGGTAACTAAGTTGCCTTGGTTAACAGGGTCAACTCAATTTAAAAACTATCGCAGCGGACAGAGGATCGAGACAGCATTTGGAGGTGTTCTAAACACCACAAATACTCAACCTTCAAACAACGGATATTGAAGGTCGTTAACAGCGTATGATTCGCAAGGAGTACTTTATAGTACGATAGGAGATAAGTATGTTAGGATTCTTTGAATGGTTAACAGCTTGGATAGCAGTATTACCTACAGTGGTAATGATCTGTTCTCTAATAGCAGCTTTGACTCCAACCCCTATAGATGACGGTTGGATGAAGAAAGTCTACAAACTAGTAGACTGGTTTGCCTTAAATGTTGGTAAAGCTAAAGACAAATAACATTTCGGGGGTATAGTGGGCTGAAACGCCCACTATGCATTGAGGAGATTCAATGGCAAGAAAACGAAGGAAGGTCGCTAAAAAGCGTCCAGTACCTACAAACCCTACTCTTTATGCTAGAGTAAAAGCACAAGCAAAGAGAAAGTTTAAGGTATACCCATCAGCGTATGCTAATGGATGGCTAGTAAAAACTTACAAAGCCAAAGGCGGAAGGTATCGTATGGGTACTGGACGTAAGAGGAAGTAATGGCAAAGCCTAAAAGTGGATTAACTAAATGGTTTAAAGAAGGATGGGTAGACATCTCTCGTAAGAGAAAAGGTGGTGGACATCCTCCGTGTGGAAGAAAATCTGCACGAGGCAAGGGAGGCTATCCCAAGTGTGTACCAGCTAGTAAAGCCCGTAGAATGACTTCGGCGCAGAAACGATCTGCAGTAACACGCAAGAGGAGAGCAGGTAATCCTGGTGGCAAACCAAGAAACGTATCTACTTTTGTAAAAAGAAAAAGAAGAACAACTAAAAGAAGGAGAAAGTAAGATGAACAATCGTGCACTTGACCAGAAGTTTGAAATGACACAAAGGTTAGCACAGATTGAGATATCAGTAGCGGCTCTTATAATAAAGAGACGTCGAACACTTACTAATCTTATAAAACTGAAAAACTATGCTACTATGAAGGAGTGTGATTTTCGAGATAAGCAGATTGAAAAGCTTATAGGAGACAGAAATGGCTAGATCATTTTTAACCGGACCTACTGGTGTACATAACACTCAGAAGATTCGTAAACATAAATTAAAGAGAGGTGTCACTAGAGACATGAACTCCGCTGCAGGTACTACTGTAAACAGTAAGAACCCTAACAGCATGGAGGCTTTCAGATATGCCGCAGGAGCTAAAGCAGTTGGACCAAGATTTGGTAAGACTACTAATCCTAAGCGAGCAAAATTTAGTAAGAAAGGAGCAGGCAAGATACTTCGTAAAAGGAGATAATCATGCCACGTAAGCGCGACCCTAGACTAAAAAGAGCAGGTGTAAGTGGATTCAATAAGCCCAAAAGAACACCTGGACACCGTACTAAGTCACACATTGTAGTGGCAAAGTCAGGTGGCAAAATTAAAACTATACGTTTTGGACAGAAAGGAGCTAAGACAGCAGGGAAACCTAAAGCTGGAGAGTCTCGTAGAATGAAGATGAAACGTAAAAGTTTTAAAGCTAGACATAGAAAGAATATTGCCAGAGGCAAGATGTCAGCAGCTTATTGGGCAAATAAAGTTAAATGGTAAAAAAGGAGATAATATGGGGTTACCCACTACAGACGGAAGAAAGTTATGGTTAGACGAAAGTCAACTACACGCTAATAATTTCTTAACTACAATGTTAGATGTTGAAAAGAAACGAACTCTATCAAAAGCAGAGAGAAATTTAAAACAGATGTCAGCCTCCTTTTTATACCTTTACGAAAAAGCCGTAGAGATAGGTCTTCTAGATGAAGAAGACGATTTAGTAACTTTCTTTAACGAGACTATACATTGATAGATATTAGTAGAAAAGATATACTCAGCACTGAGCTGATGACATTTGATGAGAATAAATTCATAAAACTGCCTATAGGTAGTTACATGGAGTTACTCGGAATCAATCCAAATAGTTCTCAAACAGCATTAATCAATGCTATCAACAACCCCAAGTACCGTTTTGTTTGTGCTGCGATTTCTCGTAGACAAGGTAAAACTTATATTGCAAACATAATAGGTCAATTAATCACTTTAGTACCTGGTTCTAATGTACTATTAATGTCCCCCAACTATTCATTGTCTCAAATTTCTTTTGAACTACAAAGACAACTGATTAAGCACTTCGATTTAGAAGTTACTCGAGATAATGCAAAAGATAAAGTTATTGAGCTTTCAAACGGCTCTACAATACGTATGGGTTCTGTTAACCAAGTCGACTCAGTGGTGGGTAGAAGCTATGATCTCATCATATTCGATGAGGCCGCCCTTGTTGACGGCAAGGATGCTTTCAATGTTGCGCTCAGGCCCACACTAGATAAAGCAAACTCTAAGGCAATCTTTATTTCCACACCTAGGGGCAGAAATAATTGGTTCGCTGAGTTTTGGCATAGAGGATTCAGTGATGAATTTCCAGAATGGGCATCTGTTAGGGCAACTTATCATGAAAACCCAAGATTATCTGACTCTGATATACAAGAAGCCAAAAGAACTATGTCAGAAGCTGAATTTAACCAAGAATACATGGCAGATTTCAATGTATTTGAAGGACAAGTATGGGCATTTGACCATGAAACACAAATTATGGACTTGTCAGAGATACAAACTGGACGTATGGATATATTCGCAGGAATGGACGTAGGGTATAAAGACCCCACAGCTTTCTGTGTTATTGCATATGACTGGGATGCTCAAAAATTCTACTTAGTAGATGAGTATCTAGACTCAGAAAGAACTACTGAGCAGCATGCTATTGAAATTCAAAAGCTTATTAACAAATGGAATATAGATTATATCTATATTGACTCTGCAGCTCAACAAACAAGATTCGATTTTGCACAAAACTACGATATCAGCACTATCAATGCCAAAAAGTCAGTACTAGATGGTATAGCATGCGTTGCTACTGTAGTAGATAATAATCAATTATTTGTACATCAAGGGTGTAAAGAGTCCCTACTGTGTTTAGACCAATATCAGTGGGATCCAAATCCTAATTTATTAAGAGAAAAACCTAAACACAACTATGCTTCTCACATGGCAGACGCGCTAAGATATGCAATATATTCGTTCGAAACAAGCGCCACTACATTCTAATTATACCTATCAAAAATAGTTCTTGACATGAGTTTAAATTTACGATATAATTCTATTATACGAGTAGGTTTATGACTTTAAAGAGAGATTTAGTTAAATATGTTCGTGACAAGGCGAAGTCTAAATATAAAAAAGGAACGGAGTGTCACATTTGCGGGAGTACAGAGAATCTGGACTTTCATCACTTTAACGGATTAACTGAGTTACTAGAATGGTGGATGAAGAAAGAAAAAATCACCATAGAAACTGAAGAAGAAATACTAGCGCTTCGTGAAGATTTCATAAAAGAAAATCATGACGAAGTTTATAATCAAGCTGTTACTTTATGTCATATGCATCACATGAGATTGCATACAATATACGGAAAAAGACCCAAACTACAGACAGCAAACAAACAACAGAAATGGGTGGAGATACAACGAGATAAATATGGCATGGTATGATAGATTTATAAACAGAAACGACGAGGAAAAACTTAATCCTGCGCAGTATGTTATATCTCGCGACCAAGGACTCACCATTGATAGTCGTGAAAAAATCAATAACTACAGAAGCGCATACGAGCAACTAGAAGTAGTAAATAGAGCAGTCAACATGATTGTAGATGATGCTGCAGAAGTACCGTATGATGTTGGACAAAAGATACTAGGCGTAAATCCTATAAAGAAGGAAATAAGAAGAACTAGAGTTGACCTACTACTAAACAAAGAACCGAATCCATTTCAAGATGTAAGCACATTTAAAAGGAATCTCTTAATAGATTTACTGATTGATGGTAACATCTTTGTTTACTACGATGGTGCACATCTGTATCATCTTCCAGCAGAGCATGTTACTATACATAGTGATGATAAAACGTATGTTGAAAAGTATACTTACGATAATAGCATAGACTATACGCCTTCAGAAATTATACATATAAAAGAGAACAGTTTTAACTCGATTTACAGAGGAATTCCTAGATTGAAACCAGCATTTAGAACAATGCAGTTACTTTTCAATATGAGAAACTTTCAGGACAACTTCTTTAAAAACGGAGCAGTACCAGGATTGGTACTAAAATCACCGAACACTCTTTCTGAGAAAATCAAAGAAAGAATGTTACAAGCTTGGGTTGCTAGATACAATCCAACTTCAGGCGGTAGAAGACCATTGTTTTTAGACGGTGGTTTAGAAGTGGAAAACTTAACAGAAATAAATTTCAAAAACTTAGATTTTCAGGAAGGTATAGCATCTAATGAAAAGATAATTCTTGAAGCGTTAGGTGTGCCACCAATCTTAATGGATAGTGGCAATAATGCAAACATTAGGCCAAACCATAGATTGTATTATTTAGAAACCATACTTCCTATTACTAATAAAATTAAGTATGCTTTCGAGAGATATTTCGGGTTCAAACTAGACGAAAATATTGCAGGTATTCCTGCTTTACAACCAGAGCTAAGAGACCAAGCAAGTTATTTTGCTACTCTTGTAAATTCTGGTATAATGACCCCGAATGAAGCAAGGGAGGCATTAAGACTTGAAGAAATCACAGGATTTGATCAGCCAAGAGTTCCTGCAAATATCGCAGGTTCAGCCTCAAATCCAGAAGAAGGTGGCAGACCGAAAGAGACCCCACCAAGCGAGGAAGAATAATTATGACAAAAGACATGATGGTAAAGGCTTTATCCGATTTCATAGCCAGCAAAGGCGTTGAGACAATGGATTTAGTAACATATAAAAGCTTCGGCAACGATGTACCTGTGAAAGACTTTATGCTTAGACGAGCATTTGGGTCTTGGAATAGAGTATGTGCAGTTGTCAAAAAACGATATCCTGTCCAAGTAGTAGTGAAGGTAGCACCTAAGAAGGTAGCTCCTAAGAAAAAAGTAACTGCTAAAAAGGAAGTTAAAGATGTCAAAAAGTAACGAAAAGATATATCAATGGACTAGCACTTTTAAATCATTAGGTGAAACTGATGATGGTGGAATTAATATTAAAGGTTCTGCAAGTACAAATGGACTAGATAGAGCTGGTGATATTATCGAAAGCGAAGCGTGGATGAAAGGTGGATTGGAAAACTTTAAAGGTAATCCAATTATTCTTTTCAACCATGACTATAATAAACCAATCGGCAGAGCCACTGGTTTAGAAGTGACCGATAAAGGCTTGGAAATATCTGCAAAGATATCAAAAGCAGCAGGTGATATAACCCAATTAGTTAAAGATGGTGTCCTCGGAGCATTTTCAGTAGGATTCAGATGTAAAGACTCTGAATATATGACTGATACCGATGGGTACAAAATAAAAGACGCGGAACTATTTGAAGTGTCTGTAGTGTCAGTGCCTTGCAACCAAGGGGCAACCTTTGGATTAGCAAAGTCATTTGATAGTATGGATGAATACAGAAAGTACCAAAAAGAAATTTTACAGGCTAACTCAACCGCAGCAGCAGACGCTGTTAAAATTGAGCAGCCAAGCGAGGAGAAATCCTCATCAACGGAGACTGATATGTCAGAAGAGAGAAAATCTCCTGAAACTTCAATCGACCTTGAAGCATTTGCAAAAAAAGTAGCGGAAGATACTGCGACTAAGATTGCGATGAAGCAAGCCGAAGCAAAGGCAGCAGAAGAGGCTAAACAACAAGAAGCAATTCAAGTTGAAGCTGACCAAAAAGCTGTTCAAGAAGCTAAACAGGAAGAAACAAGGACTATAGTGGAAGCTGGTTTGACAGGAGCTGAAAAGCTAATGAACGACCTAGAAGCTAGAGTTAACGAAAAAAATGAAGACTTGAAAACAGTAGTCGATAGCCTAGAAAAACAACTAGCAGAAAAATCAGAGGAAATCATGAGTATTCGTGAATCCAAAAGAACTTTCGCTAAAGGTAATGGCGGCGACTGGAAGAAAGACTTTGAAAACGACATCATTGATGCAAAATTTGCTGGTTTAGCTACTGGTAAAGGATGGGACAATGATTACTCAAAATCATTAATGGAAAAGGTAAATGAGCACTCAGGTACTCAAGTATCTTCAGCTGATTTCGAGCAAATCGTTTCAACAAACATAGAAAGAGATATTCAAAATGAATTAGTCTTAGCACCTCTATTTAGAGAAATCGCTATGACTTCTGCTAACATGATTATCCCAATCTTACCAGACGCTGGTTATGCTGAATTTGCTTCAGCTCAAACAGCATCAGGTTCATCACCACACGGTAACTTAGAAACTAGAGGCGACGCCCTAGGATCACCGTATACTGGTGTTAATTTGACTGAAAGAACTTTAAGCACAGTCAAGCTTATTTCACAATCATACTTAGGTAATGAAACTGAAGAAGATGCAATCTTACCGATTCTTCCTTTAATTAGAGAATCAATGGTTAGATCACATGCAAGAAGTATTGAAAATGCTATCCTAGCTGGTAACGGCGCAGACGGTGTTTATTCTTCAGGTGCATTTGAAGGTCTACTTACAGCAGCAGCTGGATCAGACGCAGACTTCACTCAGCCTTCAGGAACTTTCGCAGCAGCGGACGTAGTTACTGCAGCAGACTTACTCGGAATGAGAAAGAACATGGGCAAATATGGAATCAACCCTTCAGAAGTTGTATATATCGTATCACAAGATGTGTATTATAACTTACTAGAAGATGCTGAATTCCAAGACGCTAACCTAGTTGGCGACATGGCTACTAAGCTAAATGGTGAAATTGGACAAGTATTTGGATCAAGAGTAATCATGTGTGACGAGTTTGCTACTAAAGCAGCTGGCAAATTTGGTGCTATAGCAGTATACCCAAGAAACTATGTAATGCCTAGATTAAGAGGTGTTACAATTGAATCAGACTACGAAGTAGCTAATCAAAGAAGAGTCCTAGTGGCTTCTCAGAGATTAGGATTCACTGACTTAATTGACGGTGCAACTTCTAAGTGGGGCTTAAAATACAAAGCTAGTTAATAGCTAATTACGGTTTTGGTGGGTTACCTATAACCCACCCTTTTTAACTATGGCAGACTTAATAACAGTAAACGAATATAAAGACGCAGAAGGCCTTCGAGGAGAGAAGGATGATGATCGTCTGGCTGTTATAGTACCTCAGGTATCTGATTTAGTTAAAAAGTATTGTGGAATATCATTTGTAGATTATTTCAGTGCAGATAAAGTTGAAACTTTTAGTGTAAATGATACAAATACTACTACTTTAGTACTTAGTGAAAGTCCTTTAGTAGCGGTAAGCAAAGTTGAAGAAAGAACTACTTACTCAGAAGCTTATGTAGAATTGACGACAGGTAAATATGAGTATTATGCAGATGCGGAGAGTGATTCAATAGTTAGAACAAATATACATGGATTACACAAAGCATGGCCAAGAGGTGTAGGTGCGGTTAAAATTACATATACCGCTGGATATGCTTCTACTCCCAGAGATTTACAACTAGCACTCTTTGACTTAGTAAATTACTATATGAAAGACGAGCACAAAGAGAGAAGATCTTTAGGTGGCGCTCAAATACAAAATCAAGGAACTTCGGGAATACGAACTTCCTCAGATTTTCCAGACCATATCAAAAGAGTACTGGATTTGTATAGAGTAGTTATTTAATGTCAGTAGAACTTAGAGAGAAGCTAATACAAGAAATTGAAGCTACAATTAAACGTAGAACAGATGCAAACGATGGCACTTATTTTTTCGGAGAATTGTTCAATACAGGAACTACAGTTATAACTAAGAAAATATTCAATAGTATAATTGCGGAACAGTTTAAACGAGGCAAAGGTAAAAAGTTAGCTGGAGAAGTTGAACTTATTGCAGACCCGAATAATTTAATACCTTGGAAAGCTTTCACTATAGCAGTTAGAGCATTTGTAAGAAAAAAGAATAAAGGTGCAACTCTATGGCAAACAGTAGGTGTACCTGAAGTAGATGACCATTCACTTACTTTTAAATATAAAAGAAAGCCAGATTCTAGAACTAAGACTGGAAAGAAGAAAGGTAATATAGAACGAGCTTTTAATGAGATGTTAAAAGAAGCTGTAAGGAGTTTTTTAACTGAATTGAAACCTACCCAAATCATATATTCTCATGGTAAAGGATTACCTAGAGAGTTTAGAAATATTGATGATGGAGTATTGACGGGTGGAAGCGCTCCTTCAATGGGAAAATTCCCTGGAGGAAAAGGAACTGTATCTCATCATGCTATTGCTACCGAAATGTGTAAGCTATTAGGAGCTGATGCACAAAAAATAGCTAACAAACCTGGTTTATATAGAAGATTAATGAGAGTTGTGGATGCTAAAATGCAGGATATGTTTGAAAGTAATTCTCAAGTTAGAAAACAAAGAAGTGAAAAAGAAATAAAAGACACTTTAGTATATGATGCAAATTTGGTTTTAGAGACTAGAGATAACCCAGGCGGACCTGATGGCGAAATAGTAGCTGAGATGAAGAGGTTCTTAAGACTAACCCAAGAAGAGTTTATTAAGGAAGTTCACAAACTGACTAAAATGAACAAGCAATCTATTGGAAATTTATGGTCAGGAAGTACAAATACTGTAGAGGCTTTAAAACTGATTGGCAGAGGAGATTTAGTAACCAAACTCGGAAGAATAAATAAGAAAAAAGCTAGAGTAGGTAAAAGTGGCGGCTTAGATATGAGATTCAAAGAAAATAAAGAACTCATAGCACAGATGCAAAAAGCTATAAAAGATAAATCTTCAGGTAAGACTAAAACAAAAAGAAAAGGAAGACCTAAGTCAAGAACTGTAACTTTATCTGCAGGTGTAATGGGTGCTAAATATAAAAGCAAATCTAAAAGTAGAGTTGACCAAGCAGTAGGACAAAATCCACTAGCACTAGCAACACTTATAAATAGAGCATTACCAGAAATAGTTGCAAGTAAAATGACAAGTCCTGCACTAAATTTTAGAACAGGTAGATTTTCAAGAAGTGCCGAAGTAAAGAATATTACAGTAGGCCCAAGAGGAGGTACAGCGGTAGAGTACACATATATGAAAGACCCTTACCAAACCTTCGAACCAGGATTCGCAATGGGAAGTACACAAAGAGACCCAAGAAAAATAATTGGCGAAAGTATTAGAGAAATAGCACAGGGGATAGTAGGCAATAAGTTCTTAACAACTAGGAGAGTATAATGGAAAGCAGTTTAGCAAGGAAACATACCACGCGTAGACGCGCCATTGTAGAAGCACTAGCATTACAATTAGAGCAAATTAATGGGCAACCTCCTTTCAGAACATCAGTTAGTGATGTAGAAAGAAGACTAAAATTCTGGGATGAAGTAGCAGAATTTCCTACAATACATGTAGGAGCAGGAGCAGAAACTCGCGAATATGACGGTGGTGGGTTTCGATTTAGATTTTTAAGAATAACAGTTCGAGTTTATGTGTCAGATGATAATGATGTCATTGAAGCACTCGAAGAACTGTTAGAAGACGTTGAGACAGTACTAGAGGATAAAGATCCCTTAACGTACTATGATTCAACAGGAGCATCTCAATCTACGGTACAGACTAGTATCTTATCCGTGGACACAGATGAAGGAGTACTCGAACCTCTCGGCGTTGGTGAAATAGCGATCGAGATTCGATATTAAATAGGAGAAAAGAATGGCATTTTTCTTTAGTAGAGACACCAAAGTATTCATGTCCTTTAGTTTGGATGGAACAACAGCTAACACAGCTCTTTATGAGATACCTGTATTAGACGGTTTTACATTCAGCCAAGGAACAAACACTTCGGAAATCACATTAAATGAAGCCGCAAACTCGACTGGCTATAGTAAAAGAGGTAGAGCAATGTTTACTGACTCTTTTGCACCAGCTGAATGGAGTTTTTCTACTTACATGAGACCTACCAAGTCTGGATCTGCAGATGCAGGCGCCAGTAAAAACCATGGTGGAAACGCAGACGTATTTGCAGTAGAAGGTCCTTTATGGGCAGCTATGTCAGCAAATACTTATGATAGAGCGATTGGCGGTAGTGGAACAGGAGATTTTGCAAATAATGCAGCGACTTACGAGCCGAAGCATTTTAACTTTGCAAATTCAAACCAAGTAACTCTAGGAACATTTGATTTATTCTTTGTTCTAGGAGCATCTAAAGACACAGCTACAGCTTCGTACGCTACTGGCGTTGAAGGTGTAACAGTCTATAGAGTAGGAGATTGTTCAGTCGGTTCTGCATCAATTGATTTTGACATTGATGGCATAGCACAGATTGCATGGTCAGGACAAGGAAAACAAGTTAATGAAGTAGTATCATTAAGTACTGCAGCTTCAGGCTCAGTAGATACTTCAGCAGAAACTTACGGTTATGCTTTAGGTGTTATAGATGAAGGAGTAGGTTCTACTTCTAACTTTATAAGACAAAAATTAACTGACTTAACAATGACATTTGATATTTCATCTGCAACAGGTTCAGTAGCTGGTAGCGCATTAGATGCTGCTGGAAACGGAACTACAGACATACCTTACGGTGTGACTTTAACAGGTGGAAACATAACAATTGAAAATAACTTAAGTTACCTAACACCAGAAACTTTAGGTACAGTTAACCTACCATTAGGACATGTAATGGGAACAAGGTCAGTATCAGGAAACTTTACTTGTTACTTGAATGACACAGCGAATGGATCATTAGATCTATTTGAAAGACTGCAAGAGTCTAGAGGTGTAATAACAAATACTTTCGACTTGAAATTCAGTATTGGAGGATCTTCATCTTCTACTCACTGTAATGTTCATGTTGCGAAGGCGCATCTCGAGTTGCCAACTCACAGTTTTGAAGATGTAGTATCTGTGGATGTAAATTTCCACGGTTTATCTACTGATTTATCTTCAGCAACTGGAAGTAACGCAACAAATGAAGTTGATATATTATACGCAGCTTCGTAATTTAAATTAATTAGGGAGGGTTTCGGCCCTCCCCCTTTATAGGAAAAGAAATGACAGAAGAAAAGAAATCACCAGTATCACTCAAGAGTTTATTAACTCCAAGTAAGACTGTTTCTATAGAAATGCCTGGTTTTGAAGGCTTTGAATGTAGACTAACTTATCTCGCTAGAGAAGAGTTACTCAAATTAAGAAACAGAAGTGTAAAGCAAGTTTTGAATAAAAAAACTAGGGCATATGAAGAACAGCTTGATAACGATAAATTCTTAGTAGAATACTGCAAAGCAATTATCAAAGGCTGGACTGGCTTAAAGTATAAGTACTTAGAAGAGCTTCTATTAGTTGATACAAGCAAATTGAACCTAGACGACGATCTTGAATACACAGAAGAAAACGCAGAGCTTCTTATGAAGAACTCAGGCGATTTCGATAACTGGGTATCTGAAACTGTTGGTGAATTGGAAAATTTTACGAAGAGCAAGTAG